AGAGGAGCTTTTATACTCCTCTTAAACTATAAATATTAAAAAACTATCTGAGATTTTATATTTGACGATATTTCCCAGCTCTATAATTTTCAACAACTTTTATTTCTCCTAATTCTTCGATTCTTTTTAAGGCTTTTTCATTTTCTATTTTTGATAAATTTATTTCTTTACCATCTTTAATCGAAACAGTTTCAATATCATTAAAAATAAAATCTAATAATTTGTAAACTTCATCATAATTTTTTGGATCTATTAAATCTTTTGAAAGGTTCCAAAACATTATTTTACCCCCTTTAATTTCATTGCAGACACTAAAACATTATAAAAAATTTCTTTCTCAAAATCTGTTAGATTATCAATAGAAGTTGTATTTTTCATTATTTCAGTACTTCTATCTACTATTTCTACTACTTCTTCTTTTGATAAAATATCAGGAGCATTTTTATAAATCAATGTAAATATCTTACTTTTATTTTTCTCTATATAGTCAACATATTGTTTACTATATTCTAAAATATCCAACTCTTGCTTAAAAACAACATCTCTTATAGGTATCCATATAGCATTTTTACCTTTATACCTTTCATAATATGCTATTCTACCAAAATCTGAGATAGTTTTACATTCTTTGAATTTTCTAAACTTCTTCAATCTAGGTAAAACTTCAGCCATTCTCTCTGGGTAAGAAACTCCTAATTTTACTTTATTTCCTACCAAGTCTGATAAATAATGCCCTGATGATTCAGCAAAAACTTCTTCTATATCTCTCCACTTATCTATAAAATCAACATCAGAAAAATGAACATCTACCAATTTGTTATCTAACATAGCATGATAAGATTCATGAAAAATTGTTTTTTCACGATAATATAAATTCCTTTCGTCATTTAAAGATAAATTCATCGTTTTAAATTTTCTTCTATACATAATTTTTTTACTTTTTGTCAATTCTATATCACAATCTGATGATACTGACCCTCTAGCATCCATCATTTCAAAGTTTAAGTTCTCATCTAAACCTAAATTTCTCAAAGTCCTTTTTCCTACTGTTCCAAGTCCTGAGTTATGTTTAACATCTTTTAAAACATTTTCTTTTATCTCTTTATCTATTACAGCATTCCTTGATTTAATTATATCAGATTTATTTTTACTTTCAAGATTACCTTTACCATTTACTTGTATGTACAATTTATCTATATCTTTTTTAATGTATTGGTCTTTCCATTCCTTATAGTTCATGTACTTAACTTCTTTATACTCTCCATTTTCATCTCTTGATGCTCTTGTAGGTTCATCATCAAAGTATGGAGCTATAACTGTTCGGCAATGCGAATGAAAAGGAGGCACTGTTACTCCTATTTCCTGGTCCGATATATTAAAAACCTTTCCATCCATTTCTTGACAGATTTCAGAAGTATGAAGGTCTAATGTTGCTACTATTTCATATTTCTCAACATCTATACTTTTGAAAGCTTCTATTTGTGCTTTTGAAGCATAAGCAGCAGATTCTGTTTCTAGTAATCTTCTAGCAACATACTCTTTATTTTTTATCTTATCAGAAATAAATTTTGATATATCTTCAACAGCTTCATCTAATGTACTACCAGTTATAAAAGATTGAGTAATTTTAGTCCTCAAAGTATTTATTAACTGTTCCTTATCTTGCCAGATTCTATCTGAAAAAGTTTTTCCATCAGATAACCAAGGCTTTCCTATGACTTGATTAATCTTATTTTTATCTAAAGTAGCAAAACTTGTTTTAAGATTCAATCCTTTTGAAATCTCATACAATGAATGATAATAAGTATCTTCATAGTTCTTTATTAAATAATCTTCTAACATTTCATTTTCTTTATTTCTTAAAGTTTCAATGCTATTTTGAACTTGAAGTTGTAAAGCCTCCAATCTTTGAATATGTACTCTTGCAGAAGCATTTTCAAGTTCTTTCTTCCAAGCTCCACTCTTAGCTTTTTGAGTATATTCTGCTAAAGTCCATTTGAATTCTTTTAATTCATCTTTAGTTAGTAATTTTTTAGCATCAGCTAATGATATTTGATTATTATCAGCTATTCTAATGTACCATTTTTCAATATCACTTTTTATTTTATTCTCTGCTATTTTATATTGTTTCTCTATTTCTTTAGCATAAGCTTTATTTAATATATTTCTTTGTTTTTCTTCTTCTTCAAATCTCTTAGTCCAGTAATTACTCATTTAAATCAGGAACTTTTTTAATTCCAAAATCTCCGGGATAAGGATCTAATTCTTTATTTTCTTTTTCAAGTTGTTTTATTTCTTCGTCAACATTGTTAACCCAAGGATGTTGAGTTATTATAGTTTTTTGAGATATGATACCAACACTAGACTTACAATTATTAATTGTTTCAGATTCATTAACTAAAACATCTCTATTAAATATTACATCAAGAGTCTCATTAATATTCAAAGCTTTATTTATAAACCACATTAGCTCTTCAAAAGATGCTTGAAATTCTACTTCCATTTGATTAGCATCTAAATCTATATCAGAATACATAGATTGAATATTCATCTCATTAGGGTTAGCTCCAAGTCTTTCATCTTTAGCATCAAAGCCTCTTGCATTTTCTATTATTGCTTTTTTAAGTAATTTAATTATTAAAGCATAGTTTTCAGAGTTAACTTCTATTTGAAGTGCTTCAAGTCCACCTTTTCCACCATCAGTATTAGTAACTTTTACTGCTCTATATGTAGCTAAGTTTCTTCTAAACTCTCCTAAATTCTCTCCATCATAGTTAGTTAGGATTAAAATTGTACTTCCTGCATCTTCCATCATATTATCTTGAAATTTAGAAATTATTTCATTCAAGGCATCTTGTAAGCATTTAACTCTACATATCAAAGGTTGCTCTAAGTTATTACTTCTAAAAGGAATTAATGGAACTTTTCCCCAGTTGTATGTTTCTTCTCCTATTGATATATAGTCTGAATGTCCTAAAGGTTTCAAACTATCATTCCAAATAAAAAAGTCTACTCCATTTCCTGAGTAAACCTCTACTTTTTTAACTGTCACTAAACTATTATGTTGAAACTCTAAGACTTCATATAATCTTATAACTAATTCTAATTCATCTTTATTATTATCTTTCCATATTGGTAATATTTCAGAAGGTTCAAATTTTCTAAATTGTAATTCACCTTTTTGGTTAAAATATGGATATATCCAACCTATACCACCATTAAGAGTATCCTCTCCTAAATTTCTTAAAGTTCTTAGAAACTTATTACCAAATAATTTCAAAACATTTTCATTTTCACAAATAAAAGTTGGTTTCTTGGCCAAAAGATAATTAACTTTTTGGTCAACCATTTTTGAATACTGATTATCCACAAGTTTAGAATTGACTAAGTTATTAATATCTTCTAATCTACCGCCTTCAACTATTGCTTTTCTTTTTTTACTTAATATATCATGGCTACCTTTATAATATCTTTCTCCATTCACTTGATCCACTCTAGTTTTTGAAGAAAGCCATTGACTTATTAAATATTCAAGTTTTCTAATCTCCATATTTTCCACCTTTGGCTTTTTAAATAATTTCTTTATCCATTCCCACATTATTAACTCCTTAATCAAAAGATAATCCTGATACTTTATTACATTTTTCAGCTATCCCTGTAAGGACATCAGGAGCATCATCATTTTTATTTTTTCCTTCCTTCTGATAAGTAGTTATAGCTTTATAAAATTCTGGCCACCTATCAGCCCAGTTAACTGGGAAATAAATATGTTCCATAACCCAAGTTGCATTAGATAATATTCTAGCTCTTTTGTTTTGTGTTTGATGAAACCATCTAACCTTACAACGATTGCTATTATATTTTTCTAATAAATGTTTATCTACTGCTCTTGCAAAACCTCTACCACCATTATTAGATTCTATATCAGCTTCTTTTATATTATTCTCAATTAATATTTTAGCAGTTGCTGGTTCCGTTATCTCCATAGGCTCTTTTGTATATAAAACATCTAAAATATATGCTTCCTTGTTATATACTCCATAGCAAATAGAACATAAGTAATCTTCTCCAGTATCAGCTGTATCTGTATAGTTTTTATATGCTGTAAATAATAAGTTATTATTTGAATCCATAGGCAACTGATTATATGTTTTTATACTACTGTATAATCTACCTTTTATATCTATTGGCTCCTGCTGGTAGTTAGCTGAGGCAATTTCTGGTCCCATTGCTCTAGCTTTTGATAAAAAAGATTTATAACTTAATATTTCATCACAAAGCATAGTACCTTTATCATCCTGAACAGCTTTCATTTTGATATGTTTAATCTTTTTGCCTTCTGCTTTATAATGCTCAATAGCTCTACCTGCTAAATCACCACTAACCCAACGAGTCATTATAATTATTATTTTCCCGCCTTCTTCAAGTCTTGAAAGCATTGTTTGTGAATACCATTCCCAATGCTTATCTAAAACATTAGCATTGTAAGCCTCTTCTGCATTTTTAATTAAGTCATCTATTATCATAAGACTACAACCAAATCCTGTTGCAGTTCCACCAGGTGCAGTTGCTAGATAGTTATTATATCCACCTTCTAAACTCCAAAGGTTCATAGCACCATCACCTTGTTTTATACTTACACCAGGAAATATATCTGAAAAAACTATTTTATCTTTATCAGCTTTCACCTCTTGAATAGTATTTCTAACATTTTTAGAAAATGTAGTTGATAAAGTTTCATTATAACTTCCTGTCATTATTTTTGCATTTATATCTCTACCAAGTAACCACTCTACTAAATTTCCTACCGTTCTTGACTTTCCATGTCTAGGTGGAAGGTTTAAAATAAGAACTTCATCATCACTTGTAAGGAAGTTTTGTAAGTCATTACATAAGTCAACTAAAAATTGTCTCTCATATTTATAGAAGTCAGGAGATTTTAAATAACAATAAAAAAAGAACTCACGTCTTGCAAGTTCTAATTTTGCTCTTCTTATTGCCTCTTTATTTATCTCCACTAAATATCACCTTTTTTAATTCATCTGTGGTTAGTCCTTTGAATGGATCCTCTGTTTTTAACTCTCCTTTAACTTCTAGTTTTTGAGTATACTCTCCATCCATTTTATTTAGAATGTCTAATGCTTTTAATCTATCAGTGTCTTTAACAACTCCATCTTTAATCATACTTGTTAAGAATTCTCTTCTCTCTATTGCTGTCATAATCCTATTACCTTTTGCTTTTTCTTGTAGTTCCTCAATATATTTCTTTATGTTGGCTTTTGTTAAGTTTTCACTTCCAATAAACCTAGCATTCTTTTCTTTATATCCAGCTTTTATTGCAGCATCAGTAGCATTTCCACTAGCTACATAATATTCACAAAAAGCCTTTTGTCTTGCATTTAATTTCAATGCTACTTCACCTCCAGTTTTGTAAATAAAAAAAGAGAACTTTTTAAGTTCTCTTAAATAAAACTAAATTTAACTTAATATCTTTTTAGAAGTGTTATTTAGTCTGGAAAAATAAATATTTATATATAATTCTGGTGTATCAAAATATCCCTCATCATTATATTTATCTTTCATATCTTCCTTTAAACTAACCAATAAATTATGTTCCTCATCACTAAGTTCGTAATCATTTGCTTCTTTTTCCCATAAAGTATCAATATTTTCTACTTTTTTAAAATCATATTTTTCTAAAGTTTTTTCTAATTGATATCTACGTTTTGCTCCAGAATCATTCAAATTATAACAAACTACTATTTTACCTTTCATTTTTCTCCACCTCATTTTTAAAATTTGTTACTTTTATTATATCACTTGAATAATAGAAAAGCTATATAATTTTATTTATGAGTTGTTTTTATAAAGAAAAATCCTAGATTTCTATGTTAGTATTTTATTAGTTTTATTTACAGAAGTTGATTGCCTTATAAATTATAAAATATTTAAACCAAATACTTAAATAAAATAAAGCAGTAAAAAAAATTATTAGTAGTATTATAAATATCATTGCACTTTTTTTTATAAGATTTTTTACTTCTTTCTTATTTAATT